GTATCCAGTTCCAACACGGCGGCATTTATGAGGCTTCGGACATTCCCCCCGAAAAGCACGCGGAACTGATGGCTGCGGAATCCAAGGGCAAACATTTTATGACGCACCTCCGGCACCGCTACGAATGGACCCGAGTCGAGTAGCTACCCCGAAAGATGGCGGTACTCGAAGGACTTGTTCAATTGGGGGAGGGGGCGCACACTGAGAGAGTCAGTCACCGCGCCGGATCTCCTCCGGCGGATTAGAAACAGGCGCGCATACGCCTCCGCAGCGAGCGGCTTCCACCAGGCCGCCCGCTGCACCTCTCGGCCCCCAGCAGGGCTGATCCCACCGAGGTCTCCAGGAGAAGTGTCTCAAACCCGTGGTGTGCGTATTCTCAACGGACACGGCGGGAGTTGGACCTCTCGGCCTCGTGCTCTCACCCTCGTGAAGAGTGGCCGCGCGCGCTACGTGGATGAGCACACCATCGAGTTCATCGAGACTGATCGGCGGCACATCGCGGTAGGGCGAGGTCTGGAAGCGGCTCGCCGCAAGGTCTTCATTGATGGCGGCATGGCGACGCTGGCTGCGATCGCCGGCCTGCCGGTGATCCATCCCATTGAGTTGATTACGCTGCGCACCAAGAGGAAGAAATCCCCGTGACAGGGTTGGAGCAATCGACGGCCGTCAATGCGGCCGGGCCGAGACCCCCCGCCGGGGCGCTACGCCCCGCGAGCCTCGCCCGGCCGCAGCTCCAAACCTTGTCGGTGGAGCACGCCGCGCTCGCATTAGCCCTGCCACCGGGTGATCTGCGGCTCATCGAATGTCTGGGGAGCGGCCTGCCGAACGGAGCAATTGCTCGGCGGATGAAGCGCAGTCCCAAGACGGTTAAGACACGGCTGCACGATCTGAGTCGGCGAACGGGAATGACCAGGCTGTCGCTGGCGGTGATGGGCTACCATCTTTTGGGGCAGTACTGATGGCCCTCGTCCTCAACTTAGGAGAAAGGCCCGACCAGCGGCATCCCATTGTGCTCTCCAGCGACATCCCAAGGGACTTGGGTGCCGGCGAGCCGCTGGAACTGGCCGACCGGGCCACCATCGAGGCTCTACGGCTTTTGTTCCGCGAACGCCACGATACGGCGCAAACCGGCGCGAAAGATTGAGAGCAAAGCCCTTTAGATTCGAACCTACTTCCGCTCGAACGCTACAGAACAGCTACTTCGGAGTGTTCGGTGGTAGAATTGCCGGATGGCCACCGCCCGGCGCCAACCCAAGAAAAATAAGCGAGTTATGAGCGCCTCGGGGAAGGTCATCAAGTACCTGACGCGGGCCGAGATCGAGATGTTCTTCCGGCAGGTCAAGGGCCTCCGCGACCGGGCCATCTTTCGGCTCGCATATCACCGGGGCCTGCGGGCCTCGGAAGTGGCCCTTCTCCAGCTTGGCGACTGGGACCCGAAGGAAGGGGTACTCGTGGTACACCGCCTGAAGGGATCCGTCTCGGCGCCGTTCCATCTGTTACCGGTCGAGGCGACCGCGTTGCGCGCCTGGCTCAGAGTGAGGGGCACGACTCCGGGTCCCATCTTCCTGAGCCGCAACCACCGGGGGATTTCCCGGTGGGCGCTCGACGAGTTGATGAAGAGGTACGCCAAGGCTGCGGGCATTTCGCCGGTTAAGGCGCACATGCACGCCCTGAAGCACTCCTGCGGAACGCACCTGGCCGAGATGGACGAGCCGGTCGTCATCATCCAGGATTGGCTCGGTCACCGGAACATCGCCAACACGATGGTGTACGTCGAGGTGACCAACAAGGCGCGCCAGGCGGCGACGGCGCGGCTGCGCAACTGGAAGTAGTCTTCGGACACTGTTCCCGACAAAGGATCTCCCACATGAACTTCGATTGGATCGCTGCGGCCATGGCCGGCGCTGGCTTCGCCGCCAACCTTCTGTGGACGTTGCACAACCACGTCGTCTCGAAGGGCATGGTCGAGATCGAGAACAAGGTGCTGGCGCATATCGACGAGATCAAGGCGTGGGCCGATGAGAAGTTTGTCGAGGAGCGCGTCTGCTTGCTGCGCGAAGCGGAAGTGGCGCGTCGCTTGAACATCGTGGGCGCATGAAGGGCAAGCGAGGACCGCGGCCGGGAGTAAACCGCAAGCCGAAAACTAAGCGCTTCGCAACCGCGAAGGCTAAGGCCAAGTTTCAGCAGCGACCCCATGGAAGGCCCCGACCCCATGGAACACCCCAGCCTGTACGTAAGCCACCGAGGCGATCATGGCGCTACTGCACCGCCCACGCGCGAAGCGGTAAGCGCTGCCGCAGGCCGGCCATCCGCGGTGGTACGGTATGCCACATTCACGGGGGTGGCGCGCCCCAGGTCAAGCTGGCGGCGCGGGTGCGGCTGGCGGCTCTGGTCGATCCGGCCATTGACGAGCTCGCTCGGCTACTGACGGCGCGCAACAACCCCCGCGTCCGGCTGGGCGCCTGCAAGGACGTGCTCGACCGGAACGGGTATAAAGCGCCCGACCAGGTGCAGTTATCGGGCGACGTGGGGGGCGAGTTCAAGGTGATCTTCGTCGATGCAGAAGCAGGCGATGACGGCCACGGTGCCGGAGGATAAAGGCGAGGGTATACCGTTCGGGAAGTTTCCTGCCAAGCTGCGTTTCCTGTTCAAGCCGGCGCGCTACAAGGTTGCCTGGGGCGGCCGTGGAGCGGCGAAATCGTGGGGGTTCGCGCGGGCCCTGTTGATCCAGGGCAGAGAGCGGCGTCTGCGTTGGCTGTGTGCGCGGGAAACACAACAGTCGATCGCCGACAGCGTGCACCAGTTGCTAAAGATGCAGATTGAGGATCTGGGTCTCGCGGCGCACTACGTTGTCAAGCAGGCCGAGATCGTTGGAAGAAATGGAACGGAGTTCCTCTTCGCCGGGCTGCGCCACGACATCAGCAAGATCAAGTCCGTCGAAGCCTGCGATGGGGTGTGGGTCGAGGAGGCCCAGAACGTAAGCCGGCACTCCTGGGAAGTGCTCATTCCCACCATCCGCAAGGACGGCTCCGAGATCTGGGTGACCTTCAACCCGGACCTGGACACCGACGACACCTACAAGCGGTTCGTCATCAATCCACCGCCGGGCGCGGCGGTGGTGCGCATGACGTACCGCGACAATCCCTGGTTTCCAGAGGTGTTGCGGCGCGAGGCGCGACTACTCGCGGAGCGCGATCCGGATGCGTACCAGCACGTCTGGGAAGGCTGCTGCATCTCGACGCTAGAGGGCGGAGTCTATGCGAAGGAACTCCGCCTGGTGGATCAAGAGCAGCGCATCACGCGCGTGCCCTATGATCCGACCAAGCCGGTCCACACCTTCTGGGATCTGGGTTGGGGGGATTCGACGGCGATCTGGTTCGCCCAAGCCTATGCCTTCGAGTACCGGCTGATCGACTACCTGGAGGGCAGCCAGGAGCCCCTCAAGCATTATTTGAAGCTCCTGCAAGAGCGGCCCTACGTGTACGGCACGGACTACCTGCCGCACGACGCCAAGGCCAAGCAGCTCGGCAGCGGCCGGTCGATTGAAGAGCTCATGCGCGAGGCCGGCCGGAAGGTCGAGATCGTCGCCAAGCTGTCGGTCAACGACGGTATCAACGCAGCGCGCACGATCTTTCCGCTGTGCTGGTTCGACGCGGATAAATGTGCCGATGGGGTGCAGGCTCTGAGGCACTACCGCTTCGGCGAGAAATCCGAAGACGGCCGGCAGATGCGCGAGCCGCTCCACGATTGGTCGAGTCACGCGGCGGATGCCTTCCGCTACTTTGCGGTGGGAATGCGGCCCCCTGAGCAACCGGAGCGCGAGACGGCCGACGAATTTTTCGAGGGACGTTTCACGGAAGGCCGCAATCAATCGTGGATGGGATGAAACTACTCGGATACACAGCGTGGATTCCGCCCCGGCGGCACGTCGTCTACCTGACAGCTTTCATTCAGACCAGCCGGCACTTTATTCTCGCCGTCCCCTACTGCCTGAACTGAGAAACCAATGGCCAACGAAATCAACGTGACCGCATCGCTCGCGTACTCGAACGCAACCGCGAGCATCCTGGGCAAGCTCCTGGCCTGGCTCAATAAGCCGTTCACGATCTCTGGAGTGAACCTGGTGGTGGCCACCTTCAGCGTGCCCACCGTTAGCGGCGGAGGGCCGGCTGCCTTGCCTGGTCTGGACGTCCTGACTACCGTGGGATGGGCCGCGTTTGTGAACCACGATCCAACCAACTACGTGGACCTCATGACCGCTGTGGCGGGCGTGGCGTTCGCGCGGCTCCTGCCGGGCGAGTGCGCGGTCTTCCGTCTGCCGGCCGCGATGGTGGCGCCGGCGGCGCTGGCGCATACTGCGGACTGTCTCATCGAGTACCTGATCCTGGAGAACTGAATCATGGCGAACGAAATTACCGTCACCGGATCGTTGACCTACGCGAACGCGGCTGCGGGGATCGCAGCGAAAGCCCTGTCGCTGCTGTCAAAGGCAATCACGATTACCGGTGTGAACTACATCCAGGGGACCTTCAAGGTGCCCACCACCTCCGGCGGTACGGCATTACCTGGCCTGTCCAGTTTGGCGAGTGTGGGCTGGGGCTGCTTCATCAACCACGACGCCACGCATTTTATTGACCTGTTGACGGCGGCCAGCACGGGGACCGCGTTCGCACGTCTGATGCCTGGGGAGTGCGCGCTATTCCGCCTCACGCCGGCGATGACGGCACCGGCAGCCAAGTCTGACACGGCGATCTGCGACCTCGAGTATCTGGTGCTCGAGAACTGAGGGACGGCTTGCGGACTGTACTTGAAGTGCGGCAGCAAAACACCGGCTGCCAGCGGCGGCTCCGGCGTCTTCGGGCCGACCTGGACCGGCGTGGCGGACTACTGAGCCTGGCGGCGTTCTGGTTGACGGCCAGGGTTCTGCAAGATCCGCTGGTGCGGGAATACCTGGAGCTGGCTTACATTCACTTCGATCTCAGCGGCCCTGACGGCCTGATGCATTCGAGTTTTCCGAGGTGAACGCATGAGTGGGAAGTTGATGACGTGGAGGCGCCCCGATGTCGCCGAGTCCGAAGGAAGCGCCGCCGGGCTTAAACCCGCGGCCCGGCACCCTGGTGTGGTACGACGGGCGGCCGTTTCGCCTGGTGTACGAGCTGGTGATCGGAGTGTGGATGGCGACGCCCCTGTTCGTCGAAGCGCCCGACGAGGCAATTCCGATCGCGGAGTCGAAGCCCTGCAAACTGCACGGCTCGGCATGACGATTGGCGAGGCTGTGGTGTTGACGGCCTCATTGATACTCGCCTACGCGGTCGGCGCAGCGACGGTACTTCTGAGCCTGAGGTAAATCGAATGGCAGTCAATCCGAAGAAACACACGGCCCCGCTGTCGAGGTTGAAGAACAGCGCCAAGGGTAAGATCCACCATATTGAGATCCACCCGGCGAAGACCTCGGGCAGCCAGCAGGG